AACGTTTGAAGCAACAGCGCCGATGCCAGCCTTAACCCTAGCTACAGATGATGTGAGTAGCATTGCAATAGGCTCTTCGTCTTTTAAGTAAGATTGAGCATTCATTACGCCAGAGCCGGTGGGAACGGCAAGATTAGGGTGAATGTCGTAAGAGCCGTAAAGGAGGTGACCTTTCTCTTCTGTCTTGAGTGGATCTGTGTTTAACACATTTGCAAAATAGTTGTTTGCTGTCATGTCAAAAGAAGCTGATATTACTGTTTGTGGATTACTGCTGTCAGCACCTGGTGCCTTGAAGCCGTTCATTAATATCACAAAATCTTGCCCGCCCGAAGTGAGACTAACTGATCCTGATCTAAAGCCTTGAACACTAGTGCTAGAATCATATGCGGGAGACGGCGCGCCGCTAGTAACACCTGCAGCATTTCCACTCAGATTTAACACAACGCCACTTGGGGCTAAAATAACACCTCTTAGTATTGGAACTGCTCTGTTACCGTCGATACCCGTACTGAAGGTGAATGTTTTACTGTCACCCTCACCACTGTTAGCAAGATGTGTTGTTCCACCACCGGATGCAGTTTGTAACCCTATTAACCCAGAAGCGTCTGTCAGTGTAATATTGTGACCCCCAATTGCCGTGGTTGAGGAGTGAGCAGGTGCAGCGTTAATTAAAGCAACTAAGTCGTCAGAACCAATCTTTACTGGAGTACCACTGTTGTTTGTGCCGTCGTTTTGAGTGACAGTACATATGATTGCGTCTGCTGTTCCTGTAAATACAACTAAGACAGTATCAGTTGGGTTTGCCGCGTCCGCTGCAACTTCCAGTTGGAAAGTTTTAGTGTTTCTAGAAGCACCAGCTTTCTTTGAGGTCAGCGTTACAGACTGAACACCTAATGATGTGGTTGCAACAGCTTGGAAGCCGCTAGCAGGTGATGTTTTTTGTATTCCAGCGTCACTAAAAATTGTTGAACCATTAGACTCAGACATAAAGCATCCAAGAAAGTAAGTTCTTCCGTGCCCTTCACCGCCAGGGTTAGAAAAAGCGTTGTTGCCAACTATACCGTTTGCTTGAACTTCTGATTGACCGACAACAAAGCCTGCGTTAGTCACGTTGCCAGTTGCAGAATCTCTCTTTTTCCCGTCACCTGCCCCTAAAACTCTTACATAGGTGACTGCTTGCGCATTTTTGAGCCACTGATTGACAGCGATCGGTCCAAACTTGGCACCATCAGAAGCGCCGTAGGCTAATTTAAATTCTCCATAATTTGCAAAAGTTAGAGGTACGAAAGCAGGACCTTCGAGTGCCGTACCAATAATTCCTGCGGGCACTCCGGTTGGGCCAGTAGGGGTAGGTCCAGAAAGATCTATTTCTCTTGTGCTTACGCCTGCTGATTTAAAAGTTAATTCTGCCATTTAGTTTCTCCATATGTCCTTTTATAATTATTCAAAACTTACGCCTGAATTGGTAATAATGAAATCTATTGCAATAAATTCTGCTGCCCTCGTTGGTACAAGCACAATTCTTCCGTTAAGTCTGTTCTGTTCAGCATCTTCCGGAGAGTTGTTTGAAGAATCCATTACAACTCTAAAGGAATCAATTCCTTGATTTGATTGAATCCTGGCGAGTCTTGGCTTTGTTTGATCTATAAATCTCTGTCTTGTTACAGGCGTGTTCTGCTCAAAAATAAGATTATTTGCAATGTCAGACACTATTCTTTTAACTTCTAGAAGCATTCTTCTAACGTTAACTCTATCTAGTGCTGATCTTGCTTGCTGAAGCGTCTTTTGACCAAATATCACAAATCCGCCATCTGGAAAAGATGCGATCGGATTAATTCTAGTTTCATACAGAACATTTCTGTCTTCAGCGTTTAAACGAACTTCTGTGTTGAGTACTGACTCGAGTGCGCCCCTATTGAAACCTGCAGGTGCAAACCAAGGAAAGGCGACGCGGTCGTTAAAGCCAAGCGCGCCAATTGCTGCTACACTTGCCGGCACGTTTACTGCATCACCATTTACTTCATCATTTATAATTACGTCTGGAAAATATGTTGCTACATAGTTGTTATCAAGAGCTCGACCTTCAAACTGCTCAGCAGTTTTTCTTACGTTTGGTCTAGTAGTTGCATCATCGTAGAGTCTTACTAGATCATCATTGAAGGGAGGAATATCCATAAGGTATATCGCCTGACTGTACTCTTTTGTTTTTTCCATCGCGTGATCTGTGATAAAGGAGCTTCTTTGTCCAGGAATTGAAACAATGTTAACCCTAGAAGCAAAAGGATCAGTTATGATTGAAATAGCAGTTCTGTAAGAACTAACTATGTTGTTGTCTTTTCCTGTACCTGGTGAAGAAACTGATGATAAGTTTTCATGACTAATAGTTCCACCACCTGCTTTGCCACCTGAATCAACATCAGCTGATTTATCGTTCATGATTCTCTGATCTCTATCGAGAATGTTAAGCCCGTCAAAGCCTCCGTACATTAAGTTAGTAAATTTCATAAACTCGGTAAACTTATTAAAAGCAGTTGCAGACCTAGCAGCCGCCAAACTTGCAAAAGTAAGTCTATCTTTATCACCATCCTTAATAGTATATCTGGGCTTATCAATTACACCATTTCTAATGTATGCAGCCTCGACCATGTGATCAGAAACTGATCCAGTCATTCTGTTTTGAAGTGAGACAGCATCATCGAGTGTTTGAGTAGCTGACGCAGGCTGATTAAAGAAAGCTACTTTTGATAAACTAAACTTATTATCGTTTAACAAGTCTGCGCTTATATTAGTTGCTAGCTGATCTGATTTTTCTGTACCTAAAAATTTAGAGTAAGAATCTATAAGTTTGTTTCTTCTGCCTGAAGCATTCGCTTGCAGGAGTGGCCTTGGTAAAAGAATTTTTTGAGGCACTGTCTCAAACTTGACACCAAAAAATAATCTCGAATCAGCAAGCTCAAGCAAACCAGGATCTCCTGTGAAAGTAGGTGAACTACTTACAGCGCCTCTAGTAGCTTTGAATCTCATCGGAACAGGAGGAAGTATAGAACCTGTCAAAGGCTTGCTACCAACACAGCCTAATCTTGCTCTTGCACTTGTATTTTTTGTTCCCGCGCCCAGCAGAGTCTTGCTTGAATCTGTTAAAGAAGGTGTGGTCTTGATTAAAGGCACATCTTGCCTGACACGTTTAATCTACGCTCAGACTCAGTTTCAGCATCAAAATTGAAAGATGCTTTAAAATCGCCAATTTTTGTTGCAACATAGTTTTCGTCACTTGGATCGAGTGTGCAGAGAGGATACTGCTCTAAAATTCTAAGATCTGTATCTGTATCAAAGTAGTCTCTCACAAGAACAGTGAAAGTGCCAAATTGATTTTTAGGATCAGTTGATCTTCTAAGGTTTGAAATAGATATTTTTACTCTTCTGTTTCCAGCAACTCCGTCGTCTAAAGACTCAAAGTGGAACAAATCAAACTCTTTATCACCAAAAGGCTGTGAGATAAAAGACGTAGTTTTTGCTGTCTGGTAGCGAGTATCAAACCTACCGAAAAGCTGAGTAAAGTCAGTACCAGACAAGCCTCCTGCTGTAACTAAAGTATCAGAACCTGACGTAATTCCGACGCTTCCGGCAGAGGTGGAGACTTTTGCTATTTCTTTTTCTACTGGGAATTCAGCGTACAGCAAGTGTTGTTCTGCACCAAATCTATCCGGGTTTGTATTAAGTATGTTTCCAACATAATGCTTGCTGTTAGGGTCTAGAGACGCTGTGTAGATTCTTAATCCTGCTTGGCTTTCGTCGTTTCCGTAACCTGATCCTATCGCAGATGACAACACCAGCTTAAAAGTTCCTTGTTCTGAAGTTCCATCGTAAGCACTAATTGACGCTACATCATCTGAAGCGTTGCTTATTGAAAAACTCTGATCATGATCTAACAGCATGACTCTGGAACCGGTCGCGGTCAATATCATAGATCTAATCAGATGAATGTTACCTGTTGATGTAACTGAGTTGTTGTCAGAAAAGACTGGATATCCGGTTGGTTCATCTGCATCAATCAAGTGTATTGCAGTCAAAAACTGAACTGTTCCATTGTATCTAGCATCAGAGACTTCAGTTCTTGAGCCAGAAAGACGAAATCCTGCATTTTTAACAACGCCTGCAGTTTGGGTAAGAGAAATTTCTGAAGTTGTTTTGTTTGATCCTGCTCCTAAAACTCTTATGTAAGTTAATGCAGTTCTATTTTTTAGCCACTCGTTCACAGCGTAGGGCCCAAACCTGTCTGGGTCTAACGTTCCAAATTTTGATTCAAAATCAGCAAATGATCCTACAGTCACCGGAACAAACGCAGGCCCTTTTATCGAAGTTCCAATTACACCTGCCGGGGTACCTACAATTTCTGTAGTTCGTTGAGTGAGATCAATCTCTCTCTCAAAAAAGCCCGGAGATCTGAAAGTTTGTTCTGCCATCAATTTCTCCTAAATTTTCTATTATAACTATGTTTCGAATTCTTAAACATCTCTTTAATTATGAATCAATTGACTCAATTTCCTCTAATAATTCTGAAGATGCAACTGTCTCCCCTGATCTTGCATTTCTAAGCCTGATTTTTGAGAAGGTTGTCTTTGTGTCGTTTGTAAAAGGATTTACTATTTTATTTTCAAGAACTTCTCTGCTTTGTCCTCTTTGAAGTTGATTTTCTTTTATGTTGGTCAAATCTTGTAAAGCATGACGCTTTACTTTGTCGCTTTTTCTCTCAGGCTGGTAATCAATTACTTCAGCTTCGCCTTGAGTGACACCAAAAGTTATCTCAGGTGCCGATACGTAACTTCTTAGTAATTTTGGTAAACCAGGATGTTTGGGATTAATAATGTAACCCGGGATCGTTACTGTGAAGCTGTGTTTTATAATTCTTTCACTTTCTGTAAATTCGTCTAAATTTGTTCCTGAATTTGAAAATGGCCCAGAAAAGAATGCTACGAGCTCATATCCACCTTCTGTAACCATAGGAATCTCTTCACCTTGTCCTGTAAAGTTAAGTAATAAAGTTTCAATCATCTGGTTTGATTGTTTCATGTATTGAGTCCAAAACACAACATCGTATGTCACGGCAACAAATTCTGGATATGGTATTTCAATTATCTCAAACATATTCTTGCCTAAACTTTCTTTTAATGAAACTTCGGCAACGCTTGAAAAGCCTAAATTTGCTGATGATCTTCTTGTAGAAACAGAATCAGGCCGTGTCATAAAACCAGGCGAAGGGTTGTTAAATATAAAATTATTTTGAGATGAAACATTTTTTTGATTTTTAAGACCCTGCTTGTTGATAATATTTTGATATTTTCTGTCTCTTTCACTAAGCTTATACTTGATCACGTAGCTTTCTTGCTCTCGAAAAGCAATGGCAGTTCTCTTGTTTGCTTGAGAGGGTGAAAAATCAATATTTTGACGCATTATAGAGACTAAAGGTAGGATTAAAGCATTTTCGCTGTCTCTGATTGGATTCTTTCTTCTTGTGAGTGCAAATCTCTCGCCCGAAGCGAAAATAACTGGGACTTTTTGCAAAGTTCCTTTATGTGAAACTTCAAAGGAAATTTTCTCATCAAATAATTTAAATATAGCTCTATCAATGTCGGCTATTCCTACAGAAGGTATATCAAAGTTCTCTGGCGCATTATTACCATCAAAACTTCTAATTATCTTTTCACCTTTTGGATCATTTGGATTGTGGGCCATCTTTAATCCTCATCATAAAATGCAGATCCTACGTTACTAGAATCTCCTTCAGGTGAGACTTCTTTTGGACCAGTGATGGGACCGTCAAGTACACCTCGCTTCTGTAGTTCTCTAATATCACCTGTTTCACCTAGCTTGTTGTTCTTAGCACCTCGTTGTTGTACAAATGTATCTTGGACAGCGTCTTCGTCTGTAAAAGCTTCCGAAGTAGGACCAAACACCTTTGATATGAACTGACCCTTTCTTGATTGCTTGCCTGTGATTGTAATGTATTGCTTATTTTCAATTTGGCCAAAAATTACATTTGTTGCTGGACTTTTAATTACTTCAAAAAATATTGTGCCGTAAGAAAAGAAGTCACCTTCCAATATTTCTATCCCTTTGTCAATTAAGTCTCTAGACTGTATGTAAGCTTCAACTGTGTAGTATTCTTCTGAACCGAATCTATTTGTTCTAATTTCTTGAGGAAGATACTTAACCAAACAGTCTATTTCGATTGGATTTTCAAAGACTTTGTCTGGTGATTCTTCATACACATCGTGAACTTTAGATTTAATTTCACTAATAGGAAAGTAGTAGATTTTTTGACCTATTACATCTTTTACAATTTCTTTAGCAACATCATTGATGAAGTTAATTTCTCTTGGTGTTATGAAAACTCTGCCCATTTATTACCCCATAAATATTGCTTTACCAAGCGGCATAGGAACGTATCGAAGTTGCTTGTTCATTTGTTCTGCTCGTGTAGACTGTATTTCTATTAGCTTGTCATAAGTCATTGTTTCGAGCATTTCTTTCAGCTGTGTTTTCAACTCTTTCTGGTCTTCACGACCTTGTGATACCAAGTCGCCTCCGTTTAGTGTGACATCACCCCCAGGAATAGGTATGTTTCCAAACTTTGATCGAACGATACCTAGTTGTTCTCTGCTCAAAGCAAGCGTGTATTGCCTTATCCACTGTCTACCTATTGAATTAATTTTTTGATACTCAATATTACCAAAAGGTAAATTAGACATGTTTGATACGCCTGTAATAGTTGCATCTTTATAAGAAGGTGACGTAGGATCAGGATATTGACGAACTCTTATGTAAAGTTTTTTCTCAGTAAGCGAAGTCGGTGTAGGAAATATTCTTATTTTTGTACCACTTATCTCATATGAATAGTTTGATCTTCTTACACGGTTTGATAAATCAAGTTGACCTGCTCTAAGAATGTCTTCGAAGACAGGTAAAACATAGAATATTGTTTCTGGAGTGAATGACTCAAAAGAAAATTCATTATTTAAATAATTGATTGCTGAAGTTGTATCAAAAAATCTATAAGCAGCTTGAGGGTTGAAGTGAAAAACTTCTACTATCTTAAGTTTACCTTTTGCATCGTTGAATATTGCATTGTTGCTAGAATCCACAAGCTCAGTATACATGTCGTAATCTTGACGCCCTGATTCTAAAGTAATTGAGCCGGATACTGTGTTATATGATCCTCCGACACCTGCTTCCATTGCATAAGGTTCAGCAAATCTAGATAAATACTCAAGATTATCTCTAATAAATTTTTCTTCGCTGCCCGATGCTATGTGGGGATTATCAGCACTTCCTGTTGGAAAACCTAAGTAATTTACAAGCTGAGACTTTGCCTGGTATTGATTTAAAATTGAACTATACTCAAGAGTTGACTCTTCAAAATTTGCAAAAATTTGTTTTTTTGTGAGTTCAACACTCAAAATATCATCGCCCATCTTTCGCTTAACAAATGTGACAAGATTATCAGCCTCACTTGAAAAAGACGAATCATTGTCGAAAATGCCAAACGGTGTTGCATTAGAAGTATTTGCAAATGTTGTCACAAAAATCTCCGACTTTTTGGTTCATAATATATATCGTCGAAAGTTTTGTTTGTCCAGAATCTTAAATAAGGTTTTCTATCGCAAAAAATATTTCGTCTTTTACTTCAATTCTAGACTCAACAAGGTCTGCTAGCTTAAAATTGAGCAGCAGCTTTTTTATTTTTTTTGTGTCTTCTTTTATTTGATTGCTAGATTTTTTATTTTTATCTTCTTGTTTTGAGTTTGCATCACTTATACTGTAAAGGTCAAGCACATTTTTTTCAAAGTCATCTATCAGATCACAAATTTTTTCATATTCTGTTTCTACGTTTCTATCACCCATCAGGTGCATCATCGCGGTGTCTCTATTTTTCATCAAGTTTTGCAAAGAAACAAGATTTGTAATAATTTCGTTTTCTCGATTAATGTAGTAATCTAAATTATCTTTTGTGTCATTGTCCTGTATGCGGGCTTGCTCTATATCATCTAACCCTTCCATCTCGCTAAAGTCGTCGTCTGGGTCTAATAGTCTTACAAGATTTGTTTCATTTATTTTTTGCTGAGGGGATGCGGCAGACCAAGATTGGAACGGCGCATTAGTCGGCTCTTTATAGTCTAATATTATCACGTCAATTACAGGTTTGATTTTGTCATTGTTTATAGTTTTGACGCCTTTAAATTTTGATCGCCCTGGGATTGGCCTAAAATAAAATTTGTTACTTCCTGGGTCGATTGCTATTTGTGACCTTGTCTTGTAAGATGATAAGTTTCTGTGTGCATCATATACTGTGTGATTACCAAAGAGTTTATAATTTAATCCATCGAGTATTTTTTCGATTGTTTCCCCTTGAGAAAACATAACTTCGCCGACTGCTTTTCTTGTTACCGAAGAGATGTAATCCATGTGATCATCGTCTAGCGAGAAACCACCTCCGGGCAATTCAATTGAATGATTTGTTCGAACTGTAGGTGTTTTCTTTTTAGTTACATCTAAAATTTTTGGTTTGCCTCTTTTATCAAATTCTAGAAGTACTGCATTGTTCTCACTTATAATAATTGTATTGCCATATACTTCGTGATTCGGTTCACACATTAAATTTGCAGCTTGAACCGGAGTTTTTGCTTGCATGAGAGCGCGCAATATATTTTTACCTTCGTCTGATTTTTCTTTATTAAAATCAGTACCGTTTTCTAAGGCGGAGTTTAATATTCCAATTCTTGTGTGTCCGTTATATCCTTCCATATAATTTGTGTCATAATCATAAAGAATAACATACTCTGCATCTTGACTAACTTTGTGCACAATTGAAACGCTAGGTGAATACACTCTATCTCTATTTTTTGCAACAACAAAACCGTTGTCAATCTTTTTACAGCCAACAACGCATTCTTCTATAAGAGACATTAGTTACAACCCTTTTGTCGTATAAGTTAAATATCTAGATGACTATAAAACATCACTTGCTGTTTGTGTAAATCATCAATAGTTTCAATATTACTTTCATTTGTAGTTAACTTTTTGTACAACTCAATATCTTTTGACCAAACTCTGCCTGTCCACCATTCAAATCCTGCATAATTTGATTTGCTTAAAGAGCATTTTTCGTATGAAGTGCCTAAATATACATGATCTAAGCCTAGTTTTTTTGCAGTTTGCTGCTCGACATAGTAACTAATTTTACCTAAGTCAAGTTGCGGCATAGCGTAATCCCAACAAAACTGAGATGCAACACAAGAGTTTCCAACCATGTCCAGTATTGAAAAAGCAACCGGTTGGTCACAGTAACAAAAAACAATAATGTGTCGGCCTTGCTCATAGCAAGACGATTCAAAAGGGTGATTGTCCCCGTACAAGTCTGTAAACTTTCTTGCAGTCAAATATTTTCTATAAATCTCCAGTAGCACTTTAGGATCGTATTCTTTGTGAATTGAATATTTGAGATTTTTATCTTTTTCTATTCTGCTTTTATGTCTTCTTTTCTGAGTGTATTCGCTTGGCGTGAGACGGCTAGTTCTGCTTTGATACCAGACTTTCTTACCTGCTTTTATTTGATCGTCGAACCAAGAAAAACTCGGCTCACCCCACGAGCTTATTATCTGCCACCCATTGCGCAATGCAGTTTCGTATTCATGTTTTTCAAATATTGCAGTGGCTGGTGCATACACAATTTCGCGGGTTTCTGCCTGTCCGGCGATGTGATCGAAGAAGATTTTCATTTATCACTTTTCTTCTCTACACCTTGGTAGTCAAAGTCTTTACCAGAGCCACCAAAGAAGATTTCCTCTTCCTCATGAGACCAGTATCGGTTTTCAAACACTTTGAAGAATGGCCTCTTGAACTCGGCCGGGCACAAGCTCTCGCAGATGTACCGCATCTTGTTGTTCGGTCCACAAATCAAAGCGCCAGTCTCTTCATCAAAGAAAAAGTTCTTTTGCTTGTGCTCGCTCCAAACCACAGCCTCACTCAGATCGATACCGCGCCCAGGGTGATTAGTACAAAAATCTATTGTGAAGAGGTACGTGCCTTCGAACCACCGCTTGCGTTTGTTTTGCATCCTTACTAGCGCATTGCGAAATAAAGTCTTTTCGTAAATCTGGATATCTTCACTTATGCAATCCCACCACGCGACGTCAGGTAACTCGATATTCTCCTTGGGTGGTACTTCTTTATTGAATATTGCACACTGCAAAGTCTTGTCATAGCAAGCGCCGTACTCAGGTAAGTACACTTCGAAAAGCGGTGGAGACCTAAACACGGCTTT